TTATTGACCAATCAAAATCGCTCCTCTTGAATCTGTGACTTTTAGTATCCTTCTTCCATCGTTCTCCATCAAAGAAAATCGGTAAGTTTCTCCTTGATATATCAGCTCTTTGAAACGTAAATCACCCGTCTGCTCTAAAAATAAAATTGCTTCGTATCCTAGACGAGTGCGCGTTAATTCTTGCTCCCGTTGATAATTTTGCTGAATTAATTGTGTAATAGTCAGGGAGAATATCCCTGCTATCACACATACAATACTAAAACTAACGAGACTCTCTAATAAAATAAAACCGCTATAAATAGTTAATTTTCTTCGTATATTTGCCACTCCCCATCTGAAATTCCATAACAATTTAAGGAACAAAAAAATCATACAATACGCATTAAATAGCTGTTTTGTCATTTTTAATAATCTAAGATATGTAAATAATACCGCAAATCTGTGGTAAATTTTGTGGTAAAAATACACCTATGAGTATTTGACATTTTATTGAGTTTAGAATACGGCTAACTGAATTAGTTTGCCTAGAAGGCGACTACGAAAAAAAAGACCTTATTCTTAAAAGAATGGAGGTCTTTTTTGTATTATAATAATAATCACACCAACTGACTTTTAGACTTTTATTTCAATTTTGTAAGTCAATCGTTAGATATATCAATGGATAAGTAGAATATTTCATTCTATTCTCTTTTTGAGGTGAATACAATGAAAAAAATAATTAAACATTTTATGAAACCTGTTGAAGTTTTTGAAACATTAGATGATGATATTGGGATGTTTTTAATCATTTCTATTTGCACAGCTCTGATCTTTACTTTCTTTAGTAAATAAAAAATGTGTTAAATAAATTCTCAGATACTTTCCGCAGTATATCAAATTGGGAAGTCAAAAATATCTAAAAAGAATTGACTTTTCATACAACGTATTTTTATGGACCATACAGGACTCGAACTGCAGTGCAAAAAAATCAAGCTTTTTTAAGCGGCTTATTTCCTAAACTGAACTGGAGATAAGCCGTTTAATTTTTGCTTAATTCTACTATATGCTATACCAGTAAATATATTCGTGCAAACCCTGAATAAATTGTTTAACAAATTCAAACTAAAATAAAAAACTAAAACAAATTACTACAAAGAAATAATGTCCTTTACTAATTTTGCAAATTCAATATCTCCATTAAATGGATGAACATATTTGTAGACTTCCCCGCCATTTTCTAAAAAATAGTTTCTGTTTTCGTGTTCCAATTCTTCTATTGTTTCTAGACAGTCTACAACAAAACCTGGTGCAACAATTAATATATTTTTAATACCTTTTGATGGTAATTTTTTCAAGGTATCATCAGTTGCTGGTTTTAACCATTCAGATGGCCCAAATTTCGATTGATAGGTTTGATAATAACGAATATCTCCTAATTTATCCATTATTAATTTTGTTGTTTTAGTACATTCCTTCGGGTAGTTATCCCCATCTTTTACATAAGACATAGGAATTCCGTGGTATGAAAAAACGATAGCATCTATTGGACTTTCATTCAAAGCTTCATTTATTTTTTTTGAAAAGTAATCTATATACTGTGGATTATTGTAAAATGATCGAATAAATTTAATATCCACTATCCTATCACTTTTTATAAAATAATTCATAACGGAATCAAACACTGATCCTACCGTTGTCCCAGAGTATTGCGGATACATTGGTATGACATTGAGTTCTTCAATCTCTTTTGATAATAATGTATCTAGAGCAGTTTCTATACTCGGTTCACTATATGACATTCCGATTGTAACTTCCACTTCTGGACATATATTTTTCAAATTTTCCATTTGTTTCTCAGTATATTCCAAAAGAGGAAATCCATTTTCAGTACAAATTTTTTGATAGAGTTTTGCTGATTTTTTTGGACGTATATTCAAGATAATACCGTTCAAAATCGGTTTCCAAATTATAGGATGTATTTTTATTACTCTTCTATCTGATAAAAAAGTTTTTAAATACTTCCTTACTTCCGTCTTGGAAGAATCTTTTGGTGTTCCTAAATTCACTAAGAGAATTCCTGTTCTTTTCAAAATAATTCACTACCTGTCTAATTCTATTATCGACCATGATGAATTCGAACCATCGACCGAATAGTCATGAGCCGTTTGCTCTAACCAGCTGAGCTAATGGTCCAAGTAATAACTAGCTTATTGGGGATAAAATAGTTCTTACTAGTTATAGCTTAATATATAACAATTTTACTTTACTGATTTTCAATTTTCAACAAAAAAACGACCACCTTATTGAGAAAAGGCGGTCTGCGTGAAAAAATAAGAGTTTAAATATGTATAGATATTTTACAATATCTATTTTTTGAGTTCAATATTTTTATGTAAAAAAAGCCGCCTCATTGGGGTAAGGCGACAAGAGGTAGTAATAAAATGAAAAATAAAATTGTTTGGTAAAGATATTTTACCTCTTTCTTTTTTTAATTTCAAGTTTTCATTTTACAAAACAATTGTATTTTATTTATAATTCAAATATACAACTGTATTAAAAACACCTACTAAACATACACAACTTGGGGAAGTATTGTGCGTCTTAAGTAGGTGTTTTCTATATACACAAGATAATTTCGTTTTAACTACTATGATAAATTCGAACCATCAACCTAATGGTCATGAGCCGTATGCTCTAACTAGCTAAGCTAACAATTTTTAAATAAAAAATAACAGATCCTTTAACATGTAAAGAATCTGTTTAGAAAAAAGAGTATGCCATAAATCCTTGTCTTAAGTTTAACACAAAGACCCTAATCTAAACTAGGGTCTTTTTATTGGTACATCGATAATAGTTTCTCATAACTAATTACTGTTTTTTCTTTTTTGTTTTTTGGCTTAGAACTGTCTATAATATTAATTACTGCTGAATTAATTAATAAAACAGCTATTATACCACTTCTAATTTCTTTTCTGTAAATAAATGATACTTTCTGTCCTTCTTCAAACTGTTTACTTTTATCTGATGGTATAACTTCTTTCCATGTTCCAAATCCCATATGATGATCTCCTTTCGTTTTCAACATTCAGAGCCTATCAATTTAATCTTATAAAAAAAACGTTCCAATTAAATTGGAACGTTTTACCAAAACCTTTATTATGCTTTAAAAATATTAACAGCTTGCATACCGCGCTGTCCTTCTTCAATATCAAAAGTTACTGCTTGTCCTTCTTCTAATGACTTAAAACCATCCGCTTGAATTGCTGAAAAATGAGCAAATACATCATTGCCATCTTCACCTGTAATAAATCCAAAACCTTTGTCTGAGTTAAACCACTTTACTGTACCGTTGTTCATATATGTTTCCTCCTTGTGCATACCCTGTATGCGATTTGTTGCAAAAAATGTTTGATAAGCAAAAGGAGAATTATAGTCTTATGTATAGCGCTCTCGTTACATGTCAAAATTGATTACTTATTTATAATACCATACTATTTCCTATAAAGCAAATGAGTGTATTAAAACATGATGGACCAATACTATAAAAAGGTTATAATCCATCTACTCTAGACATGAAATATAAATATACGATACAAAAACCCCCTTGCACAATTATGATACAAGGGGCCTGTAGTCTTTTACTACAAGTAATTGCTTTATTATTCTAGCAAATTAGTTTTGTTAATTCAACCAATAAAATCATTCACGACTTATTAACAAAATTGTGTTTGGCTTTAAATTAGAACTGGGATATTAAGGAATATCGCTAAAGTAGCTATACTACACTTTTCCACTTATTTAAAAGGAAACTGTTCTCAAGTAATAGTAGCTTAGAAATAGTCTAATTCTATTTTTATTAGGATAAATTCCGTACACATTATCCTTTTCATAAATTCAAGCTTAACCTTGTTATAAAAAAAGAAAATCGGTTATGATTAACAAGTAAAATCTAAAAAAAACACCTACCGCACAGTCAACTGCTTGGGGAAGTACGTGCATCTGTGGTAGGTGTTTTCTTATGTAATACAATAGCTTTAAACTAAGCTACTTATTAGTAAAATTAAAATGCTCCTACCTAAGAACTTGTCATAAGATAGGAGCACCTCTTTTCTAAATCGAAAAGAGTCATAATATGAAAAGGTAACTCTATTGTAAATGAGCTACCTCTAAATTTCAACTGATTTTGCAAAAAATCAATGGCTCAATGTTTGACCAGGATAAATCAAGTTAGGATTTGCTAATCCGTTTAATGCAGCTAAGGTTTGATAAGTCGTACCAAGCTTAGCTGCAATACTTGATAAATTATCACCGTATTGAACTGTGTAAATGTTGCTTACTACTGATCCATTTACTTTCAAAATTTGGCCAGGGTAAATAAGATTTGGATTTGTCAATCCATTTAATGCAGCCAATGTTTGATAGTTTGTTCCGTATTGATAAGCAATGCTTGATAATGTTTCGCCATATTGTACCACATGAGTCGCTTCTGGTTGTTTATCAGGAACAGTTGCCGCATCTGGCAATAATTCAATATCGCCTTTGCTAATCCATGACAAGATACCTTCTAGCAATACTCTGCTTCCAGTTACTTCTTGCACTTTATAGCTGTTTCCTTTTACCCAATCTGGAATAGCTTCGCCAGTTGCCCAAGCATCTACATTAAATTTTACTTTGACGGTATCACCAACTTTTACTGCAGAAGTAGGTGTTTTTTCAACTTCTTTACCTTCTTCAATAGCTGGTGTGTTTGTTTCTGGTTGGTTATTTTTTGTATAACCATTATCGGTAATTCCTGTTAAATCTACGTTACCATCTAAACCACCTGCAATATAAGCGGATGTGAATTGCCAAATGCCAATACCATCCATGCTTGGGAAATAAGCATACAATGGATATGGTGACACACCATCGATAGGATACGCAGCAATCCATAAAGAGTTAGGAAACTCTTTGATGATTTGTTGATAGTTTACATGATTTAGTGTAAATGGCTTATAGCTGTAATACATTGGAGTATAGCCAGCCTGTTTGATTCTGCGCATACCGTACAAAATTGTCTCTGTATTTGCTGCTTTTTCGGCATCTGAACTTACATATCCTCCATATCCATCTGGAACACTAGCCAACGCTCCATGTTCAAAATCTAATGCAACGATGGAATTTTTAGGCGTTTGAATACGTGGCAAGAAATAATCCATTGTTGTTTTGGCAATGTCCATGCTACCGAATGTGTCATACCAAATATAAGTGTGTGCTCGTTTGCCTTGAGCGATAGCACTTGCTACTTGTGTTTTGTATGTGTATTGTTCATAAATACCGCTAGTATTGTAGCCACCAATCTGGGCAATAGCGAATTTATCATGTGCATAACCAAAGCGGCCTTGTTCCCCCTGATAAATAGCCCAGTCAACGCCTTGGTCACCTTTTGCAGCAAACACATTTAAAGGCATAAAAAATAGAGCGATTAACGCTCCTACTAAAATTTTCTTTTTCATTTATTCATCTCCTTTTTTATTTTCTGTCTTAAAACTATCGATGAATCGTTGAAATAAGTCTGTTTTACCACCCATTTTTTGATAATTTTCCAATACTGATTTTATTTCCATTAATAGATAGCCTATATATAGGGTGTATAACAACGCAACGCCTGCACCTCCTGGTACAATAACAGATAACGGAATGAAAAAGACGAGTAAAAAAATACTCGTCAATTTTCTTAAAATTCCATTAATCCCTATTTTTGATTTAAATTCTATTTCTGGATTGACTTTAGCTGCAAAGGTACCTGTAAAAAAATCAATAACCATGGCTCCGCAGATTAAAGCTAATATAAATAAGATTTTTGTATCTTCTGTTTCTAAAAAATGTCTAAAATAATCAAACATGTACATAAGTACCACCTTTTCTTTAATTTCAACCCTTAAATTGAATAGACAACCGATCCAGCAGCCCAGCTCGTTCTGTCTTTCCAGTTTAATCCAACAGCTAGCGTCCCAGCAGTTGCACCAGTTGCCACGATGCGACCGCGAATATCAAACGAACCAACTTTCACATCTCCATTTGCTGCGCTAACCCGAATAGTACATGGATTATATTGACTTTTCATAGGAATCGCCCATTCTGGAAGCGTAGCAATCACATCATTTTGATTATTCGTTCCTTTTTCAACGTTAAAATTGATGTGGATTCCTCCACCAACTAGTTCTTCAACGTATGTTGCGTTTGGAATCCCTTGATTACTTTGAAAACCATTTTGGTAACTTAAGACTGCGTATCTTTGGTTTCCAGAAAGTGAATTTGTCGTGATATATTCCACACCTAGTTTTTTCATTCCTTCAAAACTATTTTCTGGAACTGTCCAAGTACCAACTTTAAAACCAGCCATATGCAATGCTTTAACATTTGCTGTTGACAAGCTAGAATTACTATATGAGCAACTAACAGCCGCTGGAACACCTAGTTTTTTGATCTGAGTAATTACACTTTCGTTAATAGCATCAACAAAGTAATGCAACTCTATATTAGGATAATAGGTTCTGATTGTGTTCAATATATTGGCATCAAATGAACCAATAACGCAATTTGCTTCGCCATATCCATAAAGATCCAACGTATCTTTTAACAAATCAAAATTAGCTTTGCTATAGGTTCCAGATTTGATTTCAATAACTGGTACTTTATTTAATTCTTTACAGATTTTTAAATACTCTTCAAACGTAGGTGGCGTTTTTTCTTCATCTGATAAACGAGATAAATTTTCTCCTGTGTCAATTCTTAAATTTCTAAATTGTGCCAATGTCATAGATGATACTTTACCAGTTCCGTTTGTCGTTCGATCAACTGTATCATCATGCATAACTACCCATTGACCATCACTAGTCACTTGAATATCAGTTTCGATACCCCAATGACGTCGAACAGTTTTAAATGCTGGAATTGAGTTTTCTGGATATTCTGTGTTGTTTCCTCTGTGAGCAATCCAATTTAAACCCTCACCCCATTTTTGACGTTGTGCCTTCGTGTCATTTTGATAGAAATCTTTTGTTACTAATTTTTCTTCGATACCGTCAATTCCATCTACATGAGATTTCATGTAAACGGGTTTATCATTTTCAATTAATTGAAAAATATCTGCCATTACGCTTCACCAACTTTCTCAAATGTAAAAACTGGTAATGCATCCAGTTTTGCTTTATCTGTTTTCGACATCAAACCGTCTTTTTCAGCAGAAGCATTGCCAGGAATAGTTGGAATAATAGTTGATTCAGGTAATGCTTTTACATCAGAAGCTGTTAATATAACCTCTCCTACATGGCCGTTCACGGATGAAACAGTACCTGCTCCAGCATCACCAAGTTTTCCATCTATAAATTCATTTAAACCAACAATACCTGCTGTGCTGGTTTGTACATCAATGGCTACGCCATCTTTTTTTATTACATATAATTCTGGCACTATTCACCATCTCCTTCTACTTTTTCAAATTCAACACCAGAACCGCCTAATTTCCCTGCTTCATAATCAGCGATGATTTGTTTTAACTTCTGATACTCGTCTTTTGAAATCAACACGAGATCGTTTGGCAAACCTAAATCGCCAGGCGTTAAAATCACATCGCCAACATAGCCATTAACAGAATTTACTTTCCCTTGTCCCTTTAATAACTTATCTAATCCAACAACACCATCCGCATGAACCAATGGATAATATTGGTATTGAACACCACTTTCTGCGGTTTCCATCATTCGTTTAATTTCAACCATTAAATAACACTTCCAATCTTGAATGTGTTTTGCTGGGCATCATCAATTGTTGCAATGATTAACGCTCCTTCATTTTTAGGATTTTCAGTATTTCCAACAATTTTAATTTCATGGTTAACGGAAAAGTTATCATCTTGTAATAAATAAAGTGTGCTTATTTCACTGTATTTTTTTGTAAATAAGCGTTTCTCTAGTTTCTGATATAAATAGTCCATATCAGCTAACAAGCGCTCTGTAAGTGAATTGTGGCGTACTCCTTGTACGTCCACACGTGCATCGATTAACTCAGCTAGCATTGTTCCGCCAGGATCGACCGTCTTTAAGATATCTTTGATTGATTCAAACCACAAAAGGTAATCTGATTCTTGGCCATTTCGCCAAGCTTCAAATGTATCTTGTTGATTTTTACGCCATTTTTCAAACTCTTCTTTTCTAGCGTTCATCCATGCTGTGAAATCACCTTTATTTTCATTGATGAAGGCGGTCATGTCCGCTATTAAATCTTCAATTGACTGCCAGTATGACCCCATTTCACCTTCTGTTTTAGAAGCTGCTTTAATGACGAAATACGAAAAATTCTGCGTTGAACCAATTAATTCTTCACCGTTATAAATCGTAAAATAAGCTTCTTGGCGATGTAGCGACTGCATAGAATATTCATCAAAAGTGTACTGAATGATCCCACTACGCGCATCTACAACCGTTGCTGGCCGCTGAATAGGGTATTTATTACTGATTACAGATTCAAAAAATACCTTGCAATTAGTTAAATCTAATGGCAAAGCATTTTCTACGATATTTACTTCTAATTTTTCTGTATTCTTATTCCCCTGACGGACATTAATAATGCCGACATAATTATAAGGTTCTGTGGTACTTAGTGTCGCTTGCCATTTACTCATTTATTCACACCCTTTCTAAAAATTAATAACGTCTCGTGGATTAATTCGTTGCCATTGAGCGCCCTTCCATACTTCAAAGTGAAGATGAACGCCAGAAGCTAATCCGGTTGCTCCCATGATTCCCACACGTGAATTAGTTGTTACTTTGTCGCCTACTGACAAATCGACCGAATCCAAGTGACCATAATAGGTCCAGTAGCCATCATCGTGCTTAATTACTACGTAATTTCCGCCTGTCCCATCATAAGTGACAGTTTCTACTGTACCCGAGCGGGCAACATAAACAGGCGGCATACTTCCAGCAGGCATCGATGCAATATCAATACCACCATGAATCACATTTGTTCCCCAGCCAATCTCATCCCATTCTTGAGTGATAGTGTAACTAGAACGTACAGGATTAACCCACTTGTTAGTTCCTGGTTTTAAATTGTGTAGCAAATCATACCAGTATTGCGCCAATGGAATGCGTTCTGGATGTGTGACCGCTGGACGTTCAAAGTTCGCTTCAAATGCCATCGTGGCTGTGCCAATATCTGTTAATGCTTTGAACTCTGCAACGGAATATGGATAAGCTGCCGATGGAATGTATTGGCCATTATGCATATGCCAATCAAGCAACTTCAACTGCGTAGTAATGTTTCGATAGTCACCGCCGATACCAGCTTGAGCCAATAATCGTTGCACATAAGCACGGCCACTTTCGCCAGCAACGGGTGATGTCCATTGAACTAACCCGTAGCCAGGACCTCCGCCGCCTTCGTCAATATCGGGCATAATTCCAGATTCTTGATCCATGTTTCCTAAAATCCCAGCAGCTGCTTGTTCGCTGTAGCCTTTTGATTTCAAGAACTGCCAAACCGCCCAAGCATTTTTCTCTTTTTCGGTTGTTAGCTCTGGTGGTACATCACCATCATTGCCGCCTGATCCATCACCAGGTATTACTTCTTTACCGCCGACAATCAATCTATCAACATAAATAGTTGATTTGTTACCGCCTTTTCCGATGAAATAAGAGTTATTAGCAAGATTCCACTGGGTAGCCCCCCTAATAATCAAACCTGTACTTTCTTCGTTAGAAAGACCGATGATGTTAGTGGGACTGTTCCCCACAAGTAACAACGATTTACCATCTGTTACTACGGGATTACCATTCGCATCGTTTAATAATGGAAATGGGTTTCCTTTAGTCCCCATGTTGCCTACATGGCTCGAACCATCCCAAAACCCCATGCCTTTTCGAGTTAGTTCCATTATTTTAGTTTTCCCATTCCAAGCTTGCAGAGCGCCGTTAACTAAACGCAAAATATCTCCATATGCATTGAATGATGTCTCAAAAATATCAGATCTAATTTTACCAGCTCTGATAAAGTCGGCATTTAAAATACCATCAATGGTCCAAGCGTTTCTAAATGGACCTTTCCACCCAGTAGTTGAAAATCCGATGCCCTGATTGTTAATAGCGATAACATTCTTCGCGGTATCTGTGGAATCTGTATCCATAAAATAAAGCGTATGCGGCCTATTTTTAGGATATTGAAGAATACTACCACCTTTTACACCATTAATTAAATCGGTAACGTAATCAATGAAATCACTCATATAATCTTTCTTAGTCAACGTTTTAATAAATTCTTGAAAATCTTGACTTTGCTGTTTATAAAAAGCAACTTGGATATCTCCTGCAGTGATTTTTATTGTTTTTTCTGCTAAAGCATCATAGACAATTCCTGTAACTTTCGTTTGAATGTCAATATCATAAAGCTTGTGATACACAGTGAACGTATCGAATAAATTATAGTTTCGCATTTTCGCAAATTCTTTTGCTTCTTCTGAATCTGTGAGTTTCTCAATTTCTAGTTCAATAGAAACTTTAGGCTTATCACTTCCTGGATATAATGTAGTGAAGTATTTACCTGCCACTTTATTTAAGCTGGATAAATCTTTTACTCCTTGATCTTCAGTGAACTGAACGTATTGAGCGTAAACATCTGGATATTTGTTGATATATTCGCTCTTAACCACATTTCCATAAATCCGTTGAGAAGTTCCGTCTGCACCACTTTGAAGTTCTGCAAATGGTAAAACTTTAGTAACAATTGATTGCCAATCAAATTTAATGGTTAATCCTTTTAAATCTTTACCATAGCGAACAGTTCCAACGTTATCTCGTCCTCTACGTCTTAACAAAGATAATTTAAAAGGTTCTCGTTTGATTTCTCCACCCCAATATTGAAGCAAAGAACCTTGTTCACCAGCAATACAATTAAGTACGTTTCTAGCTTCGAATACCGTACTAGAAGCTGTGTTAATATCAGAATAAAGTTTGATATCGCATGGTTCGTCCATGTTCTGTTCGATTAATCTCATAGCTTCTGCACCATTACGATTATCAACTGTTACTAGCCTCACTTGTCTGTTTCCTAGTTTATAAGTACGAGATTGAGCATAAATGACAATACTATTAGTAAACGTATCTTTAAACGTTTGTTTGATCTCGAAAATGTGGTATTCTTCTAAGTCATTCGGCTTTGCTTTAATCTGATAGCCATTTTCAAAATAATCACTAAATCTGCTAATCGCTGGATAGTCCAT